TAGTAGATGCTGCTAGACCGCAGCTAACCCTAAAGACCTCAAGCGTGTATTTGCGAGGTGTAAAAGTCGGTGACACTATCCGAGTAGTCAGACATGACAAGAAGCTAGATTATGACACCCGCATTTTTGAAATCACTTTTAACCGTTTGAATGACCAGTCAAGCGACATTAAGTTAGGAGATAGGATTGGCGAAAGCAACGAAGCAAAGGCTCAGACTATAGCTGAAAAGGTCGTAGATGATTTTGTATCAAATGAATTTTCGGACTTTGTACAAAAATTACCAGATTTTTTGCCAAGCCCCGATGGCTTCAACAACAACTGGTACGGTGCTGAAGATCCTACTGTAAAATATCCTGGCAAAGTTCTTATCAATGATATTTGGTTTAAACCAGATCCTGAACATGAAGGGCATAAAATTATGCTCCGTTGGACAGGAGAAGTTTGGGATGAAATATTGCGTTCTTACGATAAAGAGTTGTTAACAAAACGGATATCAGAAGAGATAGCTAACTTTGATAAAACTTTCCAGTCAGTAAATGAGCAAAATAAAGAGAAGATTGATGAAATACTACAATCATCTGGCGCAAGTAGTTTACTCGCTCAGGAAGCGAAGCGGATTGGCTTGGATTCGATTAGCAAGCTTGAAGAATTCAAGAAACAGGCTATGAGCGCTCAGACGGTTTTATCGGGTGACTTGGATGTTCTGAAACGGACGGTCAACAATGAAGTCAACCAAGCGTCTGAACATCGCAGGACAATCACTGAGGCCCTTAGTCGTATGACTGGCCAGATGGACGGATTTGCGACGAAATCAGAAGTCAATCAAGGCATTGACGGATTGACTCAGACTTTCGCTAAGATGAGGGTCGGTGGACGGAATTTGTTAAGAGGTTCGAAAGGACCTTTTCTTCCAGACAGGAAGCCAGCAAATTTTGACAACAACATTCTGTATGTAGGAAACACATCTATCTACATGGAACAGGGGCAGGAATATATCGTTTCTGCTAAAACAGACGGGAACTTTACGGCTCTTCACGATGGTAATAAGGAATCCGACGACGTAGTTCTTTGGATTATGGACAAGGATGTCAGAAATTATCAAATTGTATCGGACCTCAAAACAGGTACCACAGGAACGAAAATCATTTGGAATAAGCCGACAGGCATCTATCATCTACGAGTCAACACTTATCATAAGGAAGCTGTCAAAAGCGTCTGGGATGTGAAGGTTGAGAAAGGCAATATCGCGACTGATTGGAGTCCAGCTATTGAGGATGTAGAAAGTCAAATCACAGAAGCTAGGACTGAATTTAAGCAGACTGCTGATGGTCTCTCTACTAAGATGGCAGCGGTTGAAACCTATGTTGGTCAAGATAATCAGCGACAGGAATCCTTGAGAAGATACACTCGAGAAGAGAGCGCAAAACAAGCGACGGCAGTGCGTGAGTTGATATCTCGTGATTATGTTGGTAAGGCTACTCATCAAGAGGACGTGAGAGGCATTGAGCGTAGGTTTGAAGCTATTACCAACCAACAAAATGGATTGATAGCGACTCAGATTGCCAACTACAAGAAATCAGTTGATGGCAGATTTACTGAAATCACTTCACTGATTTCTGGCAAGGCTAATCAAATGGATTTTCAGCGAGTGCAAGAGACTAGCAAGCTGTATGAGCGGATAATCGGTAGCAACGAGAACGACATTTCGAACAAGGTCGCTCGCATGGCTCTGACGAATCAACTATTTCAGGTTGAGGTCTCGAAGGCTGCAAAAGGTGGCCGAAATTATATCAGAGGAATCAAAGAGATGCGTGTAGGTTCAGGCTCATGGGATTCTGGAACGTTTCGTGGCTCAGGCTCTGGAAGTATTCGGACAATTGAGGTTTCAGATGGCCCTGTATCTGGTTTTAATAAAGCAGTACGTATAATTTCTAGTGATCCAAAAGGTCAAATTGGCGTTGCTCAGGACGGATTTGAGATTATGCCAGGAACCTATACAATGTCTGTTTGGATAAGAGGCTCAGCTGGACAAAGAGTTAGATTACAAAATTATTGGTGGAGCGACGACTCAACAGGTATAAGCCCAGAATTCATCTTGAAAGATGACAAATGGACATATTTGACATTTTCGAGCGAACGAAAAAAAGCTGGAAAATTGTCGATCGGCTACGTTTACTTATTGAATGGCGCAAAAGGAAGCTATCTCGATATTCTGGCTCCTCAATTAGAGGAGGGAAGCATTGCAACAAGTGCCCGTCCTGCTCTCGAAGACACAGACGAAGCGATTCGCACAGTTCAGAGCCAACTATTTGACTCATGGGCCGTTCAAAATCTAACCAGCGCTGGATCTATCGTTTCACAAATCAATGCGACGAACAATCAAATCTTGATTGAAGCTGAAAAGATTCGTTTGAAAGGCAAGACCTTGCTTGATGAGCTGACAGCTATTCAAGGTTATTTCAAACGCTTGTTTGTAGGCGATGCCAGTGTCGGAACGCTCAATTCAGACATCATTAGATCTAACTCTATCACGGCAGATAAGTTGGTCATGGATATGGCTATGGCCAGACGATTTGTATCAAGCGATATCTTTACGGACACGCTTGCTGCTAAAGAGGCCTTTATCAATAAGCTTCGGTCGGTTGTAGTCACTGCAACCTTGCTTGAGGGTTACAAAGGCCGTATTGGTGGATTCCAGATTGGTACACATGAGAAAGATTCGTCGGTGTACTGGATCACTGGCCAAAATCAATTTTCTGTCGGCATGAGCAACGGGTCTGGCCACTGGTCACAGACAGCTTTGTGGGTCAACTGGGGGAACAACTGGGGAAGTCCTGGTAATTCAGCATGGTTCGTGAAGAATAACGGAAAAATGTATTGTTACAATCAAGCTGAATTTTGGAACACACCTGTCGTTCACGGAGATTTACAAGTAACAGGCTCCATCTACTACAATAATAGTGGCTCAGGAGGAAAATCTGGTTATTGGATATCGTCTCATAAATACACGTCTATTCAACCATCAGACGGCACTTTATATCTGTATTATTCTGGTTCAGGTTACGACTGGATTCCGATGAACAAAGAAATCTCAGACCGTCGTTATAAATCGAATATCGAAGATAGTACAGTTTCTGGTCTAGATGTAGTCGAAAGTCTGAAGACGTACAGCTATCGCAAAGAATACGATGGAAAAATTGAGGATATTTCTTGCGGTATTATGGCGCAAGATGTCCAGAAGTATGCTCCTGAAGCATTCTTTGAAAACCCTGACGGGGCATACTCTTACAACACATTTGCTCTTATACCTTATCTTATCAAGGCTATTCAAGAGCTCAATCAAAAAATAGAAAAATTGGAGAAAACAGCATGAACGAACAAGACCAACAAATCAGCAGCTTAGCGATTAAGTCGCTTGGTGAAAAAGTCGGTAATGAGGCTACTCAGTCAGCAACGCTCGAAGCCCTCTACACAGTTACTGCGATGGAGCTTGGACAGATGAAACGAATCATCGAATCAGACGAAGAGCTCAAAGCAAAATTTGAAGAAGTGAAAGGAAAAATGACAAATGGCAATTAACAATTATGAACTTGCAAGCAAGCCTTACACACGAGGTTTGGGCGACAATATCAAGACCGTGGTTGAAATTCGTCTGTCGGATGGCAGTCGCTACAGTACGAATATGCGTGAGCTCGCAGGAGACCGCACGAGTGAACAAGAGGATGCCTTGATTCAAGATGTGCTGGATATCCTAAAAGCCGAGCTAGATCCAGGAAGCGCCATTGTCAAAACACAGGCGCAACTTGAACAGGCCAATCAGAAGATTGCGCAAAACGAGAGTGAACAGAACAAGCTTGCAGCTCTTATTAAGCGGACTGAAGAGAATTCGAAGGTGAATCAGAAGGTCATTCATGTTCTGGTCTTGAACTCTGTCATGAGTAAGAACATTGAGTACGGTACGACCTACAAGGAGTTGATTGAGTTGATTCCTCTGGCCGAGGTCGGGAAGACCTACTTACCACATGACCTAATTACGATTGAAGACCCTGAGCACGTAGAGGTCAATGGCGAAGGAAAACGCATCTTGGTCCAGCTTAATAAGGAATTTACCTACAACGGTGAACCTGTCAGCGCATTTGTGACGAATGGTACTCTTGAACAAAACGGAACGGGTGTCGCTTGGAAATTTGAAGGGAAAGAGTAGAGGTGTGTATGCAAGATTTAGTATTACAAGATTTACTCGAGCACCTTAAAAATCTATCGTATAGTCCGTACATTCATTTCTTTTTTTGGTTAATGGTTTTGGATATCATCACTGGCTATATCAAAGCATTTAAAACAAAGCGATTTGATAGCAAAATTGGCACAATGGGATTGATTCGTCATTTCATTGTGTTCGCTGTTATCTTACTTGTCGCGATGTACTCTCGTTCTCTTGGCGTACGTAGCTTCGGTATAGCGTGGACAATGTTCTTCTCGTTCAATTATCTATTCTCAGTAATCGAGAATTGGGAGATGATTGGGTTAGCATTTCCAGAGTTTTTGAAACCATACATCAATCAAATTAAGAAGGACAACGCAAGGAAGATTGGCCAATTATTGGTTAATATCGACCAAAAAGACAAATTAGAAGTAGAGGAGAAAGACAATGCAACAGATTAACGAAATTTTACTAAACGGAGCGATTAGCATCCTAGTCATCTTGCTAGGTATTGTAGTCAAGGCAATCAAGGAATACCTTGTCAAAAAGGGTGGCGAACAGACGGTCAAGATTGTCGAGATTTTGGCTAAGAATGCGGTTAATGCCGTGGAGCAGGTAGCTGCTCAAACTGGCTATAAGGGTGAAGAGAAGCTGGAACAAGCACGAACTAAGATTCGTGCAGAGTTGTCAAAATATAACATCAGCATGACTGACCGTGACCTCGATACATTTGTTGAGTCAGCGGTTAAGCAGATGAATGATGCTTGGAAGGAGTAGTAAATATGGTCAAAATCATTAATAATACAATTTTCAATGGAATTGCAGGTTCTCGTCCGACCGAAAAACCAAAATACTACATCATGCACAATGATGCTGGTTCTATGAACGCTGAAAGCTATGTAAACTGGTTGCAATCTCGCTATGACAATGGCCAGTCTGAACTTGGTTTTGCTCATTACTACATCACAAGAGATGCAATCGCTCGCGTTGAAGATACCTACAATGGTACCTGGAGCGCTGCGAACTATGATGCTAACATGAATTCTCTTAGCTACGAAGTATGTCAGCAGTACAACTCAACAGATGCCGAGTTCATTGAAAATGAAAACATGGTATTACGCCAAATGGCCGAGGATATGACTTATTACGGTGATACTCCGAACTATTCAAATACAAAGTTTCACAATGAATTTTCTAGCACATCATGCCCTGCTCGTTCCCTTGAATTACACGGCGGATACAATGACAGCTTGCGTGACTATGTGATTGCTAAAATCAAGCATTATCAATCCCTTGGCTCGACTGTCCAAGAAATGCTTGATAATGAGGGTAATCAGGAAGGTTGGAAGAGAAATTCAACTGGCTGGTGGTATGTCAATGCAGATGGAAGCTACCCAACGAATAAATGGCAGAAGATCAACAATGTCTGGTATTACTTTGATAGTAACGGCTACATGAAAGCTAACGCATGGCACAAGCATCCAGACGGGTACTGGTATTACTTGCTTCCTAATGGCGTGATGGCTACAGGCTGGGTGCTTATCAGTAACAAGTGGTACTACTTCAAAGAAGATGGTAAGATGGCCACTGGTTGGGTCAAATACAAAGACCATTGGTATTACCTCGATGCTAAGGACGGAGATATGAAATCCGATCAATTTGTCAAATATGGCAAAGGTTGGTATTACCTTAAATCAGACGACGGAACAATGGCAGACAAGCCAGAGTTTACTGTCGAGCCTGACGGTTTGATTACCACAAAATAAAATAAAAACAGAAAGAATAAAAAATTATTACACTAGACCGCAGGCAGTAGCTTGCGGTTTTTTGTTTGCTCAAAAAACACCCTCGCCCCAAACTCGCCCCAAAAGTTTTTTAAAGTTATCCTTATTTATATGAAGAAAAAAATAAAAAAGCCCATGAAATCGGGCTTTTTGTCTGGATAAATTCCGATAAAATCGGCATTATAAGGCGGTAGACGGATTTGAACCGACGATCAAGCTTTTGCAGAGCCGTGCCTTACCACTTGGCTATACCGCCTTAACTTTTATTATTATACCTTT